GCGTCGCGATGCTGAAAAACAGCTTTCGGCTGGAGCTATCACATACGTTCACGACTTAGTAGATCAAATTTATTACGATTATAAGGATTTTATTACTTCTAAATATTTCGACAAGGGTATTATTTGCGAACAAATGGCAATTGATTACTTGAATACTAATTTATTTACTAATTATACGAAATTCCCTGAGGGAAAATACGAAAATGATTTCTTAGTTTCTAAGGGTTGCGATATTAAGGACGGTCGTATTATTCGCGATATTAAAAACGCGTGGAGCAAAAAAACAATGCCTCGTTTTAAATCTGAAATTTTATCGCACGATTACAAATGGCAAGGAATTGCGTATATGTATCTTTTTGATGCTGACGAATTCCATTTGGACTACGTTTTAATGCCAACGCCTGAAAATTTGATCGGGTACGAAAACAAGGATTTACATAACGTTGAAAATTTACCTTTTGAAAAACGATATAAAACAGCTTCAATAAAACGCGATCCAGCTTTGGAAAAATTAATCGAACAGGCTGTTAAATTAGCACGTGTCGAAATGAATGATTATTTTGATTTACTTATTAACGATTGATCAAAAAGTTGGGCGAAAACTTTAAGCGCATTTTTTAGTCAGGTGGCGGAATTGGTAGACGCCGTTTATTGGTTAAACTCCGATACATCTAACATATGGTGCTTATAGAAGATAGATATTTTTCCGAAATGCTAAATATCATACAGGTTCGAATCCTGTCCTCGACTGATACAAACAGATAGGAGATTGAAATATATCTCCTTGAAGTTTGTATAATTAAAATATAGTTCGTATATTTGTGACTACAAAATATAGATATATGAAAAGATTTTTTGACAAGATTGATAAAACAGAAACTTGTTGGCTATGGACAGCAGGAAGTAGAGGTAAAACAGGGTATGGTGCGTTTAAATTAAATAAAAAAGTAATTGATGCTCATAGAGTATCATACATGATTCATAAAGGAGAAATACCAAGTGGAGTATATGTGTGTCATACTTGCGATAATAGGAAATGTGTAAATCCTGATCACTTATTTTTAGGAACAGCAAAAGAAAATCATCAAGACGCTGTTAATAAAGGTAGAGTTATATTTGGATGGAACACTGAAAAATTAAAAAAACATCCGAGTAGAGGTGCTTATCTTAGAGGTTGTAGATGTGAAGAATGTAAAGCTATCAATAATATGATGGTTAAAAGATATAGGGAGGGGTTAAAAAATAAATAATCCTGTCCTGACTACAATTCCGATCCCAAGGAATGAAATAAAAGGAGAGATTAAAGTTGTTCTCACAAGACAACCGTTATCGGAAGGACGTGATAGATTTCGTGACAGCACGGAAAGACGGCATTTTTATTAACTATTTATTTTAAAATTATGTCAACAATTACAGGAACACTAAAAACAATTAACGAAATACAGGTTATTTCAGAAAAATTCAGTAAAAGAACAGCGGTTATCGAAACGGCTGGCGATTATCCACAACCGATCGAAGTTGAATTTATCAACGACAAAACGGATCTTTTAAATAATTTTTTCGGAGGCGAACAAGTAGAGGCAAAATACAATTTAAGGGGGCGCGAGTATGTAGATAAAACAGGACAAACCCGTTATTTTAATACGATCCAGATTTGGGATATTAAAAACGTTTAAAATGGAAAAATTTAAAGGAACAATAGTAACAGGTGATTTTGATGAAAACACAGTAACGATCCAAATGGACAAGCCTATAACATTAAAAGCTGGGGAGTATTTTGTTATTCCGAAAGAAAAATATAAAGCACCTGAAATGTTGGAGATGTTAGAGGAATTAATTAGTGCAAATCCAATGCACGATGGCTGGCACGAGAAAATATTAAAAGCAAACCAACTAATCAAAGAAGCAACCGAAATTTAAGAAAATGGAAAAATTTAAAAAATTCCCTTGCGCTACGGCTTTCGAATTGGACGTTATCAATACTGTTAACAAAGTTATTCGTGAAAAAAAACTATCTGTTTTCAGCGTTGCAAAGTCAATGAATTACACGAATACAAAAAATTTAAAATCTATTTTAGCGCACGAAAAAAGTTGCACAATTGCAACCTTGCAAAAGTTTATTGATTTTATAGATTTACAAAACAAAAACTAAAAAACAAGAACAATGGAAAACGGAAAACAACCAATTACACCAACAATGTACACTAAATGTGGTGAAGGTAAAAATGATTACAAACCTTTAAAAGATGGTCAAAAAACAGGCTGGGAAGTAAAATTTGGAGGGCTTACCAAACGTGAATACTTTGCTGGATTAGCAATGCAAGCTTTGATATCTGGAAATTCAACACATTTCTCAGATATACCTGAAAAGTCTGTAATATTTGCAGATGCTTTGCTTTTAGAGCTTGACAAAGCATAAAAGTATAACAATTGTAAAGCAGAAAAGTATAATTAAACAACAAGAACAATGACACAAGAAACAGTAGAAGAAGTTAGAAAAGTAAAAAGAACGGAATTGTTTAAATCTATACTTTCAATTGTAAAGCAAATTCCAAGAAAAGATGTTGAAGGAGATGCAATGGATGCTCCAAGTTGTGCTTATGAAATAGAACAACTGTTTTATAAACTGCAATCTGAAAGATTATTTACTGATGATGAAATGAATCTTGCCTATATTTTAGGTGGAAAAGGTGATATTGTTAGACTTGGTAAAATTTTAGATTCTAAACAACAAGAACAATGAGTGAAGATATTTTAGAAGTAGAAGTTGAATTAGGCAATGGTGATAAAGTTGCTATAAAAATTCAAAAAGAGGATGATTGGTATAACATCCCAAAAGGAACACGTGGTATTATAATGCTAGTTAATGGTCAAGTCATGCTAGTTAATATAAATAGTGCTGATGAAGATGAAGGAGTTTCATTTAATATTATTGGAAGTGGTCAAAGTTATCACTATGATGCAGGTGTAGTTAATGAAATTTATGTAGAAGTTAAGGAAGAATCTCTTAAACAACAAGAACAATGATTAAATTTTATATGCTAATAACACTTGCAATAGTGCAATTTATTGTGTGTGGTTTGTTTATACTCATTTATAGAAAAAGTAAAAAACCAAAACACGAAGGAATAGTATATGGTTGCGTGTTTGGATTTGGACTATCTTTTGTCTATATAATTGAAGCATTTGGAAACCTTTAAACAACAAGAACAATGACACAAACAGCAGTAAAGTATAATAATTATACAGCAGAAAAGTATAACTAAACAACAAGAAAAATGAAAATAGTTAATCAATTGTAAAAAACAATGATCGCAACGATTGAAACATACGGCGTTAAGTTTTCATTTGAAACAAAACACGATCATTTAGATTCAGACGAATTTTGTGCGGAAATGTTTAAATTGATGTTAACAGCTGGATTCCATAAAGACAATTTAATTGATTCTTTACAGGAAATTATTAACGAGGAAAAAAAAATAAGGGCATAACCTTAAAAAACTAAACAAAATGAAAACATTTAAAATTGAAGTGCCAAACGGGTACGAAATCGACAAAGAAAAAAGTACTTTTGAAAATATAGTATTTAAAGAAGTGAAAAACAAACTACCTAAAACGTGGGAAGAATTAGGAGAAATTAAAGGATATTATGTACATAATGATTCAGAACATAGAAACGTATTCTCTACGCACGAACAAGCCGAAGCAAGTTTAGCGCTTGCGCAATTGAGCCAGCTTCGTGAGGTTTACCGTAATGGCTGGAAACCTGATTGGACTGTTGATAACGTAAAATTTTGCATTGGTATTGTAGAAGATAAAATTATAGAAACAACATATTATCAAAGTAGTACTTTTTTATCGTTTCAAGACAAAGAAACGCGCGATTTATTCCTTGAAAATTTCCGCGATTTAATCAAACAAGCTAAACCTTTAATGTCTTAAATATGTCAAACATACACAATTACGCCGATTTTACGTGGAAAGTTTCTAAGATCCTGAAAGGCTCAGGGCTTGCGCCAAAAAACGACATTTGGTTAACTGTTAAAACTAAAAATTTGGGGACGATTTCAAAGCTCGTTCCCGTTAATTTTACTATTCAGCAATACGAGTATTACGCTAAATTGTTACGCGTACAGCTTCACAACGATTCAGGCTTACCAATTAGCAAAGCGCCGAAATTTATTCGGGACGCTGTAAAAGCTGAACGAAGCGTTTGGCGAAAAATTACTAACTTTATTAAAAATTTATTCAAATGAAAGTAGATTTAAGCAATGTAAAAAAAGGGGATAAAATCTGGACTATTGAAAATGGTTGGGAAGAAGTTTTATCAACTGATTATATGGAAAAATACCCTATCGAAACTAAAAAGCGTTGTTACAGTTTAAACGGTAAACTCCAATTAGAATACAAGTTCGCCTCAGCATTTTTAGAATATCCATTCAAAGAACAACCAATCGAAAAAGATACGCTTGTTTGGTATAGGGATAACGAATCAATGTCTTGGTTTAATGGGTATTATTCACATTATGAAAATGGTAAACATTATTGTTTTAATTACTCAAAGAAATCAACTGAAACAACATTAGCAACAGATTGGAAAATAGTAACAAATGTAAACCCTTTTTTATGAAACATTTATTAAATTTCCCGACGTATCTTTTGATTCGGTTTTTACAGTTGCCTTTATTTTGGCGATCTGTTTTATCTTATTCAAAACATACATTTATGGCGCACGACTATTTTATCGCTGTATTTGGTTACGGTGCGATTTTCTTCAGCTGGCATTTATTATGGATCGGCTTTTTAACTTATTGCGCATTCGTATTTTACGAAGTTTACAAAGATTATATGTTAAACGAAAAATTAAATGATCAAGAATATGGAAACTGAACATAAATTTCCTTATAACTGGACTTTAAAAGATGCAGTTTTCACAAAAGATAAAGGCAAAGTATTTAGTTGTTTTGCTTGTGGTGGTGGTTCTACAATGGGTTATAAATTAGCTGGATTTGATGTAATTGGTCACAATGACATTGATAAAAAAATGATCGAAGTTTATAAAGAAAATCACAATCCAAAATATTCATTTTTAGAATCAATTACAACTTTTGCAAAAAGAAAAGATTTACCAAAAGATTTATACAATTTAGATATTTTAGATGGTTCGCCACCTTGTAGCAGTTTTTCAATGGCTGGCAATCGTGAAAAAGATTGGGGAAAAGAAAAGGTATTTAGAGAGGGACAAGCTGAACAAGTTTTGGATACTTTGTTTTTTGATTTTATTGATTTGGCAAAAGAATTACAACCTAAAGTTGTTGTTGCTGAAAATGTAAAAGGGTTACTTTTGGGAAATGCAAAAGAATATGTTAGAAAAATTTACATTGCATTTGATCAAGCTGAATATTATTGCCAACACTTTTTACTGAACGCTTCAAAAATGGGAGTTCCACAAAGACGTGAGCGTGTATTTTTTATTGCATTAAGAAAAGACTTAGCAAAAGATTTTTTATATTGGCAAGATATGTTTACACAAATTCCAAAAATTGAAATGGAATTTAATGAGAAAGAAATTGTTTATTCTGAAATAAGAGAGTTAAAAGGGAATGAAAACGCAATAGGATTAAGTGAAATGATTAGTTTTTATTGGAAAAAAACAACTCCAGGAAATTCATTTAGTGAAAACCACCCTAAAGGAAGTTATTTCAACGAAATAAAACTACACCCAAATAAAACAATACCAACAATTAGGGCAAAGAGTTTGCCTTATGATTATGAAATTGAAAGAACTTTATTTGATAGCGAAGTAAAAAAAGCTGGAAGCTACCCACAAGATTATAATTTTCTTAAATTAAAACCTGAATATCTTATTGGTATGTCAGTTCCACCCGTAATGACAGCACAAATAGCAAGTAATATTTACAAACAATGGTTATCTAAATTATAAATTATGGCACCACATTTTAAAAGCCCTGAAGAATTACAGCAAAAAATCGACGCTTATTTTAACTATGGCGTAAGGTCTAAAACAGTATTAATCGGAAAGGATAAAATACCGACTGAAATACCAATTCCAACAATTAGCGGACTCGCTTATTACTTAGGATTTGCGTCGCGTCAATCCTTTTATGATTACGAAAAAATGGAAAATTATTCTTACACCATAAAAAGGGCGCGTTTATTTATAGAAACTGAATACGAAATGCAATTATCTGTCGGTAATACAACAGGCGCAATTTTTGCCCTTAAAAATATGGGCTGGATTGATCAAATTAGCACAGATTTAACGACTTTAGGCAAAGAAATTAAACAAGCTCCGTCGATAGTGTTTAAAACGTTTAAAAACGATGAGTGACATTGAAATTTCGAGTAAATTCGAACCATTATTTCAATTATTGGACGATACGGCGTTCCCTGAAGTTGATACAGTCGTATTGACTGGGGGGCGATCGTCGTCTAAGTCTTATAACGTTGCTTTGCTGTCGTTAATTGGTTTAGTTCAATACGGCTGGAAATCGCTTTATACACGATTCACGAATACAAGTATAGGGGATTCAATTAAGACGGAAGTAAGCGACAAAATAGAACTTTTAAATTACGAAGATTACGTCGAAGATCAAAAATATCAAATAATAAACCGTTTAAACGACGGACATATATCGTTTAAGGGTATAAAGACTGGATCTAAGGGACAAACGGCTAACTTGAAAGGGCTTTCAGGGTTTAACTGTTTTATCGTTGATGAGGCGGAAGAAATACCGTCATTTGAAACATTTAAAAAAGTATTTTATTCGATACGGCACAAAGAACGTCGTAATTTATCAATTTTGATATTAAATCCAACGATAAAAACACATTGGATCTATAAAAAACTATTCAAAGAAAAAAATATCCCTGACGGATTTTGTGGCGTTGTCGATAACGTCCTTTACATACATTCCAGCTATTTAGACGTAAAACCTGAGTACATACCTAAAAATATCGTAAAAGATTACGAGCGAATGAAAATAGAAAACCCAAACGAATACAAAAATATTGTTTTGGGGGGTTGGATTTCTGAGCTGGAGGGTACTTTATTTAAACGTAAAGAATTAAAAACTTTTGCGATTAGTCAGGTAGATTTTACGGCTTCAGTTGGTAAACTTGCGTTTATTGACGTTGCGGACACAGGAAGCGATTTTCATTGTGTTGTAATTGGGGAATTGTTGGGCGATAAAATTTATATTATTGATGTGTTATTTACGCCACTTTCGACGGTTGAAAATGTTGATCTAAGCGCGCAAATTTTAAATAAACACAACCCTGAATTCGTACGTATCGAATCCAACTTCGGGGGATCAATGTATAACAGCCTTTTAACGCCTAAACTAAACACGTCAATAACGCCGTTATCGATTAGGGCGACAACGAACAAACATTCGAGAATTATTCAAATGTCAGGATTTATAAAAAATCATTGTTTATTTAGAAACGACTACGAAATAGGATCGGACTACGATTTATTTATGGAAAATATCCACGAGTACACCTCAGACGGCAAAGCTGAACACGACGACGCGCCAGACGCACTCGAGGGGCTTTGTTCAATGATTAGATCGTTTCACTCGCATTTATGGCAATAAAACAAACTTTTTACTGCTTTTTACTGACTTTTTTTTAAGTTTTTCTTAGTGTTTATATGGTTTATAGCTGAATAGTAAAAATAAAAAAAGTTTTTCCCTATTCTTATATACATTTTTTCAGGGAGTTTGTAAAAAATATTTTTTTTCTAAAAAAGTTTAAAAGTTTTTACTAATTGCCCTCAAACCCTTTACCAGCCTCAGAAAAAGTTGAGTAAAAAGTCAGTAAAAACATCTAAGTTTATAGTAAACTTTTTACTTATTTACTATAATAGACGTGAAAAAAGAATAATTATAATACTAAACTATAAAATTTTATAGCAAAAAATGGCGGTTTTACTGAGAAAAAGTTAAGTAAAAACTTTATTATGTTAAATAGACTTTTTACTATAAACAAAAAAAAACCTACCTTATTAGGGTAGGTTAAAAAGATCCAATAAATTAATCGGACGTTTTTATTATTGTAAATTGATTATTTCTTTTAATTCGTTTGTTGAATATTGCCCTGTTTGTAATAAAGTATTAAAGGCATTCGCTTTTTTCTCGAGTACTTCGGCTTTCTCTTTTAAATTTTCCTGAAGCGCTGGGATATGTGAATAGTCCAATTCCAACCATTCGCCACGTTCAACAAGTCCAAATAATTGCGATCTATTCATAGCCAGCTCTTCAGCTTCAGGAATTATCGTTGATTGATAAGCCTGTTTAATTCCCTCCGCTAAATTTTCGTAGGTTGCGCCTTTGTCGCGTGTGAATAAATTATCATTTAAACCGTATTGATCAATAATTGAATTAAAATCGGCGTTTACTTCCTCAAATAACATTAAGTCTTTAGTCGGGAACGTCATCGCTTGCCACGTTAAAGCCGTGTTCGTCATAATAACCTGACTTTTTTCCTTTTGGATTCCGAACATACGATTATATTCCTTATCTAATCGCTCGCGTTCGGCTGGAGTCAACGGTATTGCTCCCTGACTATCTTTTGAATTATTTGATAAAATACCTAACGCACCTTTTTTATTCATTATTACGTTACGAAATTCGTACGAAGCGCGAATATTAGATATTGGCATATAAATAGGGATCATTGGCGATTCCCCTTTAATTGGATTTTTACCATTAACAACGCGCGTGTGATTTATTTCGTTTGTTTCGAATATTTCGTAACTATCGCCACGTTCCAATTTATAATTTTTAATTACTTCATTAATATCTTTTTGACGGTAAATTTTTCCTGTTGTATTGATTTCGATTTGTGCTGGTGGTAAATTTGTCAATTGCTGAGGCATTAACATTGAAGCCGATCTATTTACAAATTCGTAATTATTTCCGTAAATACATTTATTTTCATTCCATTGACGAATTAAATCGTTACCATTCATAAAAATATTAGGATTTTCCAATAAATTAACGAAAGGGCTATTTTCTACGATTGTAGCTTTTCCGCCTACGGTTTTGTAGTGTTTCCATTGTCCCGAAGCCAAAAGGTAGCCACGACGTTGAATAACTGCATAAAGTTGAGGCGTTGTTAAGTAGATATTATAGGCGTCCCAATTGTCAGGGCTTAAAAATTGCGCTGATCCTGTTAAGACTTGCGACATATAAGACAAATTTTTCGTTCCTGAGTAGGATAAACGACCGCCGAGAAAGGCGTTAAAAAAGTCTGGAATACTTATTTTCATATACAAAAAATTTAATTTTACAACAAATTTACGATTTTTTTTAAGTTGTATTTAAAAATTATTAATTTTGTATTTAATATTTTATTATGGAAAAGCAAATTTTAACAGCTGAAGAAATTAAAAAGCTAAAAAATAGTAGAGAAAAACAGGTTAAAAGCCAGCAAATAATTAAGAAATGACAAAAGAACAAGAAATTGAACACGTTTTCGTAAATAAGGAATTAATTATTTCAAGAAAAAAAAACGAAGTTAAACACGCTGACGTTGTTTTGAATGTTTCATTAAATGAAGCTGAAGAAAATACCAACAAAGCCGTTACGGATCTAAGCGCTGAAGATATTAACGTATTAAACGCTAAATTAGTGATCAATACAACTAATTTAATTGATTCGCATTTAGATTGCCACGTTCCTAATATTTGGAATAAATCATTAAAGGAAATCGGCACGTTCTTTTTATTACAGGAACACGAAATGGAGTTCGATATGGTTATCGCTGATTCTGTTAACGATAATTTAAAGGCATACGTTGAAAATATAGCGTGGAATAAATTAGGCTTTAAATATGCTGGAGAAACGCAAGCGCTAATCTTTGAAACACAAATTAAAAAGGATCGTAACGAATTTATGTTTAACCAATACCGTAAAGGTTACGTTTTAAACCATAGCGTTTCAATGCGCTACGTTAAAATGTTCCTTTGTATTGATTCAAACGAGCCTACTTATTCAAGTGAAAAATCAAACTGGGATAAATACTATCCGATTGTAGCAAATAAAGAAGTAGCCGACGAGAAAGGTTATTTTTGGGCTGTTACTGAGGCAAAAGTAATCGAGGGTTCGGCTGTTGTAAAAGGATCTAATTTTGCAACGCCAACACTTGAAATCGAAGTTGAAAATAAAACTGAAAATATTGAAGCCGTCGAGGACACTTCAAAGATCGAGCCGTCTAACGACACTCAGGAAAAACAAATAACGCCCGACGAGGCACAAAAACAATTTTTTATTAATCTTCTTAAAAACTAAAAATGAAGAATTTTAACGAATTCCTATTAAGTAAAGGAATTACAAACGAAGAATTCGCAACAAAAACAGTTCAGGAAATGGCTGAATTGACTGCGGAATTCAATTTAGTAAACAACAAAGAAATTAGCGACGTTGTTGAAAGTAACGCAACGGCATCGGCTGAGGCTGTTGCTAATTTAGAAAAAGCTATTAATGAGTTAGGCGCGAAAGTACAAGCTAATTCTGAAATCGCTGAAAAAGGACAAGTTTCTGACAGTTTGTTAAAAGCTGTAACAGAAAACAGATCTAAAATCGATATGGCTACACGTCAAAAAGGTTCAGGTTCTGCGTTCGAATTTGTTGTAAAAGCTGACACGGTTCGCGCTTCAGTTGCTAACAACGCTATGGCTATGGACTTAGCTGGTATCGGTCAACTTGCAACGCGTAAATTAACTGTTTACGATTTGTTCCCGAAAGTATCTGTTCCTCAAAATATGAACGGAACTGTTCGTTACATTGACTGGGACGAGGCTACGACTGTTCGTTCAGCGACTGCAATTGCTGAGGGTACTGCTTTCCCTGAGTCTACGGCAAAATGGGCGACTTACACGTTAAACCTACAAAAAGTTGGGGATTCAGTTCCAATGTCTGAGGAGTTCGCTTACGACGATCAAATGTTCGTTCAGGAAGTTAGAAATTTCTTATCTACAAACGTTGATGTTAAAATCGACACTGATTTGATCAACGCTAACGGTACTTCGCCAAACATTAAGGGTATGCTTGCACAAGCTGGAGCTTACACGGCAACGGCGCAAGGAATTTCAGACGCTTCAATTTACGATTTATTAGTTGACGTTAAACGTTCAATTACTACAACTGGAGGATCTAAATATAGCCCTGATTTCGCTTTAATGAATATCGCTGATATTAACAAAATGTTGTTGAAAAAAGACGTTAACAAACAATACGTTGCACCACCATTCGCATTAAACGCAAACGGAGAATTTACAGTAAACGGAATTCGTGTTATCGAATGTAACGCCTTGACTGCAAACACTTGTATCGTTGGGGATAGCCGTTTCGGTAAAATCTACGAGGAAGCTGGAATGTTTGTTGGAGTTGGTTACGACGGTTCGGACTGGTCTAACGATATGATGACATTAAAAGCTAGAAAACGTTTGAATTTATTGGTACGTACTGCGGATCAAACAGGATTCAAAAAAGTTACTTCAATTAGTGCATCTTTAGTAACTTTGGCATCTTAATAAATGGTTAAGGTCAAATTTTTAGAAAACTTCGCTGGTAAATTAGCTGGCGAAGTTTTTGAATGTGATTCTATGTTAGCGTCGCATTTGGTAAATGTTGATCTTGTCGCTGAATTTGTTAGTACTGAGGTAAAAGAAGTAAAGAAAAAAACACCTAAAAAAGATTAAAAAATGGCTTACGTTGATGTTTCAAATTTTGCAAGCGGTTTCAATAAAATAGCTTTTAACGAGCAAACAATTGTCGATTTAACAAGTTTTATCAATGACAAAGAAAATTTTATTTTAACTGAATTATTCGGCGAAGAATTGTTCGGACTTTTTAAAGCTGGAGTAATTGCCGAAACGCCTAAATATTTGAAACTTAAAAACCCTTTTATTGATCAATTACAAAGCTGTCGTGTAATTCAATCTAAAGGCGTTGCAGAAATGCTCGCTGGATTTATTTACTTTGATTACTCACGTTTTCAGGCGACAGCGCCAACGGTATTTGGTCGAGTAACACCAAAAGGGGAAAATTCAAACGTAGCTAGTTTTAATATGGGGCTAATTACTGAAAAATATATGACAGCCTTAGACACTTACGAGGCAATACAATTGTATATTTTGGATAATTTAAGCGATTACCCAACTTTTAACGGTATCGAAAAATTCCCTATCTTAGCGCTATGATCGATATTTATAACATAGTAAAACAACAAATTTTTGATAAGTTAGATAAAACTATCAAAGTCAAAAGTTTAGAACCTGTAAGCGGAAAATTAAAAATGTATGTTTGTGGCTCAGTTAAATGGGCGCGCGTTGGTAAAACGTTACGAACTAATACAAGTTTAGCAAATTTTCCAATTGTTTCGGTTGACTATGTTAATAATACTTTGATCTTAGATTTCCCCTTAACGCCTTTGGGCGCTCCGATTAGTTGGACTGGGGACACGGGAACGTTAAACGATGTTTACTTTTTTATCGGTACACCTTTACGCACGAACGCTGAATGGTTGTCGTTTTCAAATAATGAAATGTTAAAAACCCCTTTTATTTGGTTAGTTGAGCCAACGAGAGAAAAAAAGCTCGGGGTTTCTTCAATTATTGAACGAGAGTCGGACATTCGTTTACTGCTATTGGATAATAATAATTCAGCTAATTGGTTGACTAAAAACGTCCACGAAAATAGATTAGGAGCTTTATATAACTTAGCAAGTGAAATCGAAAACGTGGCAAATGATAACGTTAAATGGTTTAAAGAAATTGAAACTGTCGACGTTAAAAACTATACACGTTTTGGAACTGAAACACCGCAAGGATTCGAAGCAAATATTATTGACGCGGATTTAACAGGGGTTGAAATGCGCTTTACCCTGAAAGTAATAAAACAAGCGTGTAATTGTTAAAAAACACTTAAAAATTAAATAAAATGGCAGAAATTTGCACTTGCGCTGGAACTTCTTACGGGAATACAGGCGTTGACGGTTGCGCTACTATCGGCAAAACACCGTATAATATTATCGTTATGCCGAAATACGCGGTTGACGGTTCGGAAAATGTAATTGATTTGACTTCCCCAACTTTGGGACAGGATATTAAAGATCTTTGTAACGCTGTAACAGTGCCACAAAGTCGTTTATACCCTTTGCCTTTTGCTGAGAATTTTCAAATTACAAAGTCGGAAACTATTTACGAAACAGGACCGTCAGGAAATAAATACAAAATTAAAGACGGTATTCGTTCTTATGCTTTTGAATTAGTTGACAAAAACGCTTCAGTTCGTTTGTTGGAAAACTTGACTAAATTCGGTTGTTCTGATATGGTTTACTTCGTTGTTGACATTGAGGGGAAAATTGAGGGTTGGAAATCTTCAGGTACTTCTACGGATTTACACGGTTTCCCAATGTCGAACAGTACTTGGAATGCGATTTTAACTTATGCAACCGATACAACAGTTCAAAAATTAATGGTTTCTTTTGATCAATCTCAGTATTTTAACGACGGATCAATTTACTATTTAACGCCTAACGATTTAGGTTATTCAGCTACTGAGTTGAAAGGTTTAGTATCGGCTACTGCAACTGTTGGAACAATTACGACAACTGGAGCGGTTGTAACGATCAAAAAAGGATCGACAGACGCGGTTTCGACTGGAGTTCCTATCGTTGGTTTATTGTTGGCGAATTTCGCACTTTACAACAAAACAACTTCTACTGCTGTAACGATTACTTCGGTAAACGAAACTTCAGCTGGAGTTTATGCGATTTCGTACACGGCAATTACTGGAGCGAATTCATTTAGATTAACAGCGACGGCGATTGGTTACGACATTCCTGTTGTGGTTTACGCTGATCCAGCTTAATGACTAAGCAAAAATTTGACGGAATTTTGGGAAGTACTTCGTTCAACGTTGACTTCCTGAAATCCGTTACTTTAAAGGAAGCCTTAGAACATTTTAAGGGGACAGAAATACACGAGGATCGAGTTCGTAACGCTTGGAAACGTGCAAATAACAAAAAGTAAAAGTTAAATTTATTGGTAAAAAGGGGCGTCGATTGATTCCCCTTTTTTTATACAAAAAAAATAATGGCTGTAATTAATTTCACAAAATTGGATTTAATTTTCGAAAAGATCGCACGATTGGACGAGGATAAATTATGGGTTTTTTCGGTCGATAAACCACTAAGGGATAAAATGATCGAATTGAATACCGATTTACAGCTTTACGAGTTTGGTATTGATTCAAAGGGGGACGACTTAGGGAATTATAGTAATTTCACGGTACAAATTAAACAAAGCAAAAACCAACGTTTCGACCATATTACGTTAAAAGATACAGGGCGATTTTATGACAGCTTTACGGTTGATGTTACTGTTAACGATATTATTTTCGACGCTGAGGATTCTCAATTTTATGACGTACCTTTGTTTGAGGTTTACGGTATTGACGTTTTGGGTTTAACTGACGAAAATATGGTTTACATCAAAGACACTATTTTACACAATTATTTAAAAATTTTAACGAATGAATTATTTTCATAAAATAGAAGTTTTTACAATGGATCGCTGGCTACGTTGTCAGGCTGGGGATTTAACAGCGACAAGGATCGACGAGCAAATAATCGACGAAACAGCCGATATTTTAGCGTGGGAGTTGTTGAACGACGACTATTTATTGACTTTTGGAATGAATAGAAAACACGCGCATTTTATGCAATTACAAAAGAAACTTACACTTTTACAATTGGATTACGTTATTACGGACGATATGTTCTTATTTAACGAAATTCGAGAAATTACTGAAGAAATAAACAACCTTTTTAAGGACGAAAATAAAGGCGAAAATAATATAACTAAAACATTAATTTACTTATCTAAATGGGTAGGTTTTAAATTAAAATTGAACGAAGTAACTGTTTTAGAATTTTTTACAATGTTAAACGAATACTCAAAAGATCAAAAAAATGGCTAAAAAAATAAGCAGAATAGATATAATCGACAACGATATATTTAAGGATTTAAAAGATAGTTCAAAACGCGCTCAGGATCAATCGGAAGCGTTAAAAGTTTCTTTGCTGGCTATTAATGATATTTCAAAAGAAATCAAAAAAAACGCTTCAGCTTTAAAGGATTCAATTAAAATTGTGGACGCTTCGGAAGTTGCAAACGCTAAGAAATTAACAGAAATTCAAAAAGAAGCGAATAAATTAGCCGTAGACGCTGAGAAAGTTAACAGGGCAAAGATTCAGACGGAAAAGGAAATTGAACGTCTTAAAACGATCCAAATACGCAACGAAAAGGCTTTAATAAAAGAAAGCGAGAAAAAAATAACGCTTTACGCTCAGGAGTCGAAGCGTTTAAATGAAATGCGCAAGGAATACAAAGATTTAGCGCTTCAGGAACAACAAAACACGGCAACTGCAAGGGCTTTATTAAAGGAAATTACAGCCTTAGACGGTAAGCTAAAACAAGTTGATGCAACCGTCGGGCAACACCAAAGAAACGTCGGAAATTACGACGGTGCAATAAGTAAATTAAAAGGCGGTTTAAGGGGCGTAACGGGAATGTTATCGCAATTTGGCTTAGCTTTTGGAGGGGTTGCACTTGCTGGAAAGGGTATAAAAACAATTGCGGACTTTGAAACAAGCGTCGCGGATTTGTCGGCTGTAACGGGGCAAAGTGGTAAGGACTTAGATTTTTTGGCGAATAAATCAATTGAATTTTCAAAACGTTTTGGAGGTTCGGCAAGTTCAATAGTTGAGGCGTTTAAATTAGCTGGTTCGGCGCGTCCTGAATTGCTTAAAAACGGTCAGGCTATGGCTGATCTTACGGAAAAAGCTATATTATTAAGCAAAGCGTCAGGGGACGACGTGCCTACGTCAATAAAGAATTTGACGGGAACGTTAAACGCCTTTGAACTTCCAGCGTCGCAAGCTGGAAAGGTTATGGATATTTTGGCGAACGCTTCGCAATTAGGGGCGCAAGAAATACCTTATTTAACTGAAGCGTTTACAAAATTCGGGGGAATTGCTAAGTCGCAAGGGGTTTCAATTGCTGAAAGCGCTGGGGCGATTGAGTTATTAGGTTTAAAAATGCCTGACGCTTCGACTGCGGGGACGGCTTTACGAAACGTAATGATCAAATTGATGGCGCCCGATGCACTTGGCAAGGACGCTCAGGATCGTTTAAAGAATTTAGGAATAAATACGGCTGAATTATCTGATAAAAACAAAAGTTTAGCTGAAAGGTTACAAGTATTAAAGCCTTTGCTAACTGATTCGGGGGCGTTGGTAAAAGTATTCGGAGCTGAAAACGCTTTGGGCGCTCAGATCTTAATTAGCCAAACGGAGGAATTAAAGAAATTTACTGCTGGACTAGATAAAAACGGTACTACTCAGGAGCAAGCCGATATAAAAAGTAAAACATTAACGGAAGCGTGGGGACGTTTAAAGGCTCAGGGCGAAGCGTTGTTTTTGAGTATTCGCGACGGCGCAAGTGGTTTAAGCGTTACGCTGGATTTTTTAAGTCGTAATTTTGGATCAATTGTTACGGCTGTTAAATATTTGATTGAAGCTTTTGTATCTTATAAAGCGGTACAAACTGCATTGAATTTAAAACAAAATTTTAGCGACTGGCAGGCTAATAAAAACGCTATTAAAGAAACTGGAAGCGCTTTAAAAGAGGGTGCGGACGGTGCAAAAGGTTTCGGAAATGCTTTAAAGGGTATCGGTTTATCGGTTGCTATTACTGTTTTATTTGAAGTTGGAAAGGCAATTTACGACATTGCAAGCGGGGCAAAACAAGCACGCGAGGAATTAGCTATGTTAGAAAAACAGGTCGATATTTCTACGAAAAGAGTTGATAAAAATATAGGCACTATTCAAAAAAGAAATGAAAAAAATATAAGTGAATATAATTTAAGATTAAAAGAGGCTGGAGTTACTGGGGCTGAATTTCAGAAAAAAACTGCCGAATTTGCTAAAAAACAAACTGAAAATTCAACAAAAGAAATTCAAGGATTGAAAAAAGTAGCTTATCAAAAAGTTTTAAATTATAAAGAAGAACTTGAACGATTAAGATTCTATAAACAAACGTATGAAAGTGGAAATCGATTCGATTTAACTGAAGCGCAAGCCCTTGACGCTGGTAAATTATTGACAAAATATGGATCATTTGACAAAGGTATTTCGTTATTAAAAGCAAATGTCGGGGCGTCAACAAAAGCGTTTCAAGCCTATGCAACTGAGGGCGAACAATTAGCGTTAAGTTTGAACGATGCGAAAGGCGCTGTAATTGATAATTCAGGGGCTACGTCTAAAAATACTGAAGAAACTAAAAAAAATAAAAAAGCTACAAAGGATTTAAAAGAAGAAAAAATTTCATTAACTCAAAAACACCGAGAGGGCGCAAAAGCTATTGAACAAGAAACACGCGCCAATTTATTTAACGCTGATTCTTTAAAAGCTGTTTTATTATTAGAAAAACAACGAGCTGTAACAGTTGCGGACATTGCTGTTACTGAGGCGGAAATTGAATTGGAAAAGGCAAAGAAAAAAGGCGATCCAAAAAAAATATTAGAAGCTGAAAGAAAATTGACAGACGAAAGAATTAAACAAATTCAGGCGCAACTTGAATTAGATTTGAGGGCTGAAGATAATTTAGTAAATCAAGAAAAACTTAAAAAAGATGCTGATTTAAAAATTTTACAGCTTACAAATGATTTTAACGACAAAGCTGATCAATTAGAGAAAGATCGCCTTAAAAAACGTTACGAAAATGTAAAAAAATATACTGAATTGGCGAACGATTTAGCGCAAAGTCAACTTGACAAACGTATCGAATTAATTGACAAAGAAATCGACGCTTCAAAGAAAAAAGAGTCTGAACTCGAGGAATTAGCAAAGAATGGAAACATTAAAGCTAACGAAAGTATTGCCGAACAGGAGCGAATACAAAATGAGCAATTAGCACAAAAACAAAAAGCGGAGCGCCAAAAACAGTTGATCCAGTCAACAACGGCATTTTTAACGGCTTACACGAATGAATTGGAAAATGGTAAAAGCTCAGGCGAAGCCCTTACAATTGCATTAACTGACAAGGCGCTTTTGGACGGTATTATTTCGGCTTTGCCTACTTTCTTTGTGGGTACTGAGGACACGGGGAACGGTGGTAATTTAGATAATAACGGCGGTTTCTTATCGGTATTGCACCCTAACGAACGAGTAATGACAAAGGAGCAAAACCAACAATTAAACGGAATGTCTAACGATGAGGTTGTTAAAATGGTACAAAAAGCAAAGATAAACAACGTACAAAATGGATCATTTGAAAACGTGGGCGTGCTTAGTGAATTGAACGGCTTAAAATCTGAGCTGGGAGCTATTAAACAGGCTATTTTAAATCGTCCTGAAACAAATATCGAACTCGGTGCAATTACTCAGGGAGCAATGGAAATCGTACATTCAACGAAAAAAGGGAATAAAACGACTGTAAACACTTTTAAAGTTAGGAATTAATGAACGTAATGAAACACTACATTAACGGCGTTGAAGTTATGCCAGCAAACGGCGATAATATTGGGATTCGTTTAGACTTTACAGGCGACGCAAAGGAAGCCGAACTAAATGTCGATTCTATTATATTGACAAACGAGGCTTATTCGGCGGTTATGTCGCATTTAAACGGTTCTTTGGGTTTATTTGAGGGAATACCATATAACGTTGAAATTGGAGGCTTACAATTAGATTATTTTATTGATCTAACTGAGGGCGCAAAATTTAGCGATTCGCAAGTAGAAGTAAAAATAAAAAAACGTCGGGCTGTTGATTGGTTTTTAACGCAAGCTCGCGCAACTTCTTTCGAGTTGATTAATAGTAAACAAACAATTACAGGGGCTTTTAATATTCCTTACGTTATCGTAAAAGATAATCAACTTGAATTATTAGTAATGCTAAGTTTATCGACTTACACGTTAACAAAGGAGCTAATCGAGGCAACGAAAGACCTTGTTACTATGGTAACTTCGCCAACGATTGAAGCGTCAACGCCGAACGCTGGAGTACCGCCGTCGATGAATTTAGGGGCTATTATTACGGCTGTTTTAAAAATAGGGGCGCAATTGGTTTATACACTTGCTATTGCTACGGCTTTATATCAAACGGTTTCACAATTGATCGAGTTGATTTGCCCGAAAGTTAGATTTTTGAACGGTAACAAAGTAAAGGATCTTTTAACGCAAGGTTGTAACTTTTTAGGCTATAAATTCGAAAGTAATTTATTAGATAATTTGAGCGGTTTAACTGTTTTACCCGTTCCTTTGGTGCAAAATAACGAGTCTATTTTTGATGTTTTAATCGGTAATTCAACGACGGCATATAATAAACCTTACCCGAGCGCTTCGGATAGTGTTTCAACGTTGGGGGCTTTGATTGAAGAAATGAAAAAATTAGGAAATGCGACCTTAAAAGTTATCGGGGATACGGTTTATTTAGAACGTTGGGACTATTGGCAAAATGTTTCGTCGCAAGGATTCATAAATACTATGAATTTACAGGAACGTAGGGAAAATGAATATACTTACAACTTTGCGGAATGCTGGAAACGTTATTATTTACATTATCAATTTGATCCTCAGGACACGCATACAATGGATAAATTAAACGGTTTACAGTCTGAACATTCAACTGAGCCGATTAATACTTTAAATAGCGACATAGTTTTAATTAAGGGCTTAGTAGATCAAAGTTTGGATTTTTCAATCGGTTATCGTAAGGATAAACTTACTTTTGTAGAAAAAAGCGCGTTAAAAGTTGCGCAATTGTGCGATTCTGTTGTTTCAAGTTTAGGGGGATCGAGTTCGTTAAGTCAAAAAGTAAACGCAAGGATCGGAGTACTGCAAATTTCACAGCAATATTTTTCTAAAACTAAATTAATGTACGTTGTCGGAAATCGTCAACCGCCTGACTATTTAGATAAAATCGGCGCGCCCGCTTTATATAATAATTATCATTTTATTAATCAAATTGATCAAAATTTACAGGAAATTTTAACTTCTGAAATTCCATTCGCTCCGAAACAAATTGAAGCGCTGATCGAAAATAATTATATCTTTGATCAAACAGGCGAACAATACAAAATTTTAACGTTTGAGTGGGTAAACGGTAGCCAAAAGGCAAGCGTTGAATATTCAAAAAAATCAAATAAAGGAACTAACACTAAAACAATACAAATAATATGAATATAAATGACTTAATACAGCAAGCTCAGGGCTTAATGGATTCACTTTTAACGCCTGAGGTTTTGGATAAAATGACTGACGAGCAATTAAAACTAATTGACGAAGCGAAAAATTCCGTAAATTTGAAAGGCGATTTATCGGAAAAATTAGAAATGTTAAAAAAATATACAGATGTCAACTAACATAAATACGGAAAAATATAACAATTTGCCTGCTTTGTATTCCAATGCTGGAAAGGTTGTAAACGCTGAATTTAGTATAAAAGTTGATTATACGGAAATTTCAACGGATAGCAATAAATTCACGTTTGTAGGCACTACATTAAAACGCGCTTCAGGAAATTGGCAAGCGACGGGCTTAGTTGTTGGCGACGTTATTACAATTACTTTCGCTTCGCAAATTTCGCCCTCAGGGCTTAAAACATTTACGCGAACAATTACGTATATAAACGGCGATTTGATTTATATCGATTCAGCTTTACCAGCCCCGTGGACAAATTTAATTTTCCCGACTAGCGGACAAGTTGGCGGAATGATTTTAAAAGCTATAAAGTCGCCTCAGGCGGTTGAATTTCAATTTAATTTAACAAAGAACGGCGTACAAAGTAACGATTCATTAATTGATGGCGAAATAAACAGATTTGTTTACAATGGAGCGCATTTATTAGCGGTTAACGGTACGGGATCATTTACGCAATTAGGAAATAAATCGGGCGGTATTTTTGGGAGTGCGCTTCCTGTAATTACTAGACTAGCGGATACAACGGCTTCAATATTTTCCTACAAAAATTTTAAAGTTACTTTTCAATTTATTGACTGGACTATTTACAACGAAAACGACATTTACACGGCTGGGAATTGTGTCGCTCCTTACATAACGGTAAAAACTTATCCTTTGATCGGAAATCCTAACGGGGTGCAAAAAGACACGAACGGGGCAAAAGAAGCGAATACAGGTTATTTTAACGAAAATTATAACGGCGGACAAAACCCGTACACTATAATAACGCCGATTAGCTGGACGGATTTAAGTAATAACCCAATTGATAAAATGAATTATCTAGGGGCTTCAAAGTTTTCGGTTGGTTTAACTGATCCATTTTCGCCAAATTCAGCTACTAGATACCGTATCGGGTTGGCATTTAGACCAAAAAACGACGATCTTTATAAGAATAAATTATCGTCAATGGGGAACAATATAATGTTAATTACGCCTTTATACGACTTCGCCCCGAGTTTAAGCCCGTCGCCTTTGGTTTTTCAGGGAGCAACAAACGACGAGGGCGTAAGTTTTCAATTGACTGATTTAATGTTCGCGCAAACGTCTGGGGCTGTTGGGATCTTTGGAAAGGTTACGCCAAACGCAAACGCTGAGGCTTTTTTTAATGATCTAAGCGACGGAGAACGCGAAATGCTGTTATGGGTTGAAATTAAAAACCCCGCTACTTCAGGACAAACAACTTCGAACGAAGTAAACGTATTAATTTACGAAAACGATTGTTACCCAGCGCCAACGATTGCGGATCAAATTCCTGACGTTATTTCTGAGATTCTTTTGGATCACAACGGAAACGATGTAAATTATTCAGGTTTAGGAATACAGGAAACTGTTACGCAAGACGATTGTGTTTATGAAATTGATATTTTACTCGAAAATGGTAAAGTTTACGACGGGGTTCGATCGGCTATTTCGGCGCGTTCGATTGCTCCAGCTGATAGCTTTGAGCTAGAAAGTATCTTTTTATCATTTGCAAATGTTCCATTTATAAACGGAATATATGAAGTAAATCAAATAACTTCGAGAAACTTTAATTTACCAGCAAGCGCGAATAGAAATTCCATATCTGTTACAAGAAATACGGCGGAAGATACAGCGACAAAATACGGGATAACGATTAGATACAGCTTTTTAAACGACTGGCGTTACTGGCTTGCACAACCAAACGCAGATAATTACTTTTTTGATCAAAATTTTCCGAATAACAACAAAAATAAAGATTGGAAACACTACCAACAAGAGCCGTATAATTTATACGTTGATACTTATTTGCGAGTGGCTGGAGTGGATTTTTATAATCACTTTAAATACTTTGATGCAAGTTACCAAAACGGGAACGCAACGGCTACTAGAACACTGACAAATTCAAGCGGAAGCGTTATTAGTAATTTAATGGATAACGAAATAATAAACTTACAAGTTGATTTCGAGTGGTTGGATTCTAATTTCACAAGTGGGACGGAATGGGTTGAATTTACGATTGAAGATTTTGAAGCTGGAAGCCGTTACGTTAGTTCGTCAGTTTTTGAACGTGGCGCGGTTGCTGGAAATCCTTTTATTAATAATTTAATACCGATAACGGTTTTAACTACACAAAAAAGACGGGCAACGGCTCAAATTAATACTGCTTTGATTAATGCGAACAAAGTTTCGTTAAGTTACCGTATTTATTCGACTGGAGTTTACAGGGAAAACGGCTCGGCTATTTACTTAAATTACAGAAAAAAAGAGGATTTCAACGTCGTAAAATTGCCGTCAGGTTTACAGCCTGAGGATCGCGGTTTAATTGAGTGCTGTTGCGCTTACGATGTTTACGCTGATCTAACTTCGAACGATAGTTGGAAAAACGACGTCAAAGGGGTTTATTTGAAGCGATCAACTTCGGGCGATACGGCTACGTTTAAAATCAAAGATTGTAATAATAACATTTTAACAAATTACGGGACTGTTTTAAGTTTCCCGAATGATCCTTTGACTAAGGGATTTGTTTACAATTGGAAACAATATTTACAAACTTACGGGGCTGGGGTTTATACAATTTCAGTAGATTATACAATTTCAGGAATTACGGGAACTTTGGTTTTCGGAGCGTTTAATTTACAGCAATATTCGCTCGCAAAATTGAATGAAACGGTACGTTTAAAATCTTTGTTTAATTCATATTCAATGGAGGAAGATATCGACTTTACGGGTTCGAATTTTGTGGATACTGTTCGTTCGGCTGGGTACTTTGGTTTAATGCAACCGAATGTAGAGGTTAATAACCTGATCGACAAAGGGCGTAAAATGGTAAAAACTACGCGCGAATACTTAAAAAGTTACGAATTAACGTGCGAGCCTCTGACAAGTTGCGAAAGCCCTTTAATTTTGAAACACTTACTAAACGAGGACGGTTGTTTTATTTCAGATTATAATATTTCTAATCATTCGTATTTATACAACGATTTTCCTGTAATTGTTTCAGGAGAAATAAATTGCGAATACCCGTCAAACGCTCGATTGATGCGATTAAAAGCAACTTTTAACGATATTACTAAAAATAAAAAATCAATGTACAATGTCATATAAAATAGAAATACAAAATAATTTCTTTGTCGTAACAGATACGGCGACAGGGATCGAGGAAATTCGCGAAGTTAGGGATCAAGTCAAATGGAGGGTTTCGGGTTCTATATATTCATTTTTTTATAATATTCCAAATTTAGTTGATCAAAATACGCCAAATATTATTCGGCTAGGGGAAAACGCTAAGGAATTCGATTTTTCTGAAATAGTTGATTCAACGGAAACGCCTTTCGCTTCGCGTGCAATATTCAACGATTTGCTAAATGTAAATTTAGGTAAAATCATACAATTAACTTCGGCGACGTGGGGATATATTACGGGCGATATTAACGATCAAACAGATTTACAAACTATTTTAAATAGCAAATTTGACGATCCAACGGGGGACGTTACGCAATACATAGCGGGCGACGGTACTTTGATCACGTTTCCTGTTGCGGGACAAGCTGGAACTTTGGTTCGTGAGGTTAAAAACACAACGGGCGCGACACTTACAAAGGGAACTATTGTATATATTAACGGTGCAAATGGAAATAAACCAACGGTCGCTAAGGCTTTGGCTACTTCAGACGCTACGAGCGCTCAAACATTTGGATTTTTACAAACTGACATCGCAAATAATGCTGTCGGTTATGCGGTTGCAATGGGCGATTTAATCGGCTTAGATACTTCGGGAATTACTGAGGGAACACAACTATATTTAAGTTCGACGGTTGCTGGAACTTACACAACGACAAAACAAGTAGCGCCCGCGCATTTAGTTTACGTCGGAATAGTTACACGATCGCACCCAACGCAAGGGCAAATTGAAGTAAAAATTCAAAATGGCTACGAATTGGACGAGTTACACGACGTTTTAATTTCAGGGGAAACGGACGGTCAGGTTTTACAATTCGAGGGAGCTTCGGGGCTTTGGAAAAATAAAACTTTGGAAACTGGTTTAACGGTTGGATCAACGGCGATTTCAAGTGGAACGGACGGGCGCGTGTTATTTCAAAATGGTGGCGTATTACAGCAAAATGCGAATTTGTTTTGGGACAATACAAATTCACGTTTAGGAATTGGTACAAGTTCGCCGTCCGCTCGTTTACATATTTTGGCTCAGGGTGCTTTATCTACTGATTTAGCGTTTAGGGTTCGAAATTCAGCGAATACTGCTGATTGGATTAAAATAGACGGAACGGGTGCAATGACTTTGAGCAATGCTGGAGGAACGGGTGCTATTTTAGTGTTTGATAAAATAAATAACGGTAGCGGTTATTTTTATGGAGATGCTTCAAGTAATTTAACGTATTCCGCTAAATTAGCGGTTAATGGTACTTTATACCTAGGAAATGGTATAGGAATGCAAGGATATGGAAAAGACATATCTATGAATAGCGGAACAATTAGCACAATTACTAAAATAACAATGCAAGAAAGTTCTTCTATTGTTATGCGACCAGATTTTAATTTAGCATTAACAGAAAATAATTTAGGTTTATTTATTGCGCCAACTAGCACGTTAAACCCAACGAAGAAATTAATTAAATTAATGGATTCAACTTTAACCACTACTTATTTTACGGTAAACGGCTCAGGTCAAACAGGAATTGGAACAGACACCCCAACGGCTCGCTTACATATTACAGCGCAAGGAGCGTTGTCAACTGATATTGCTTTTAAAGTTAGGAATTCGGCGAATACTCTTGATATATTAAGTGTTAATGGAAATGGCGGTACAACTGTACTTGGATTATCAATTGCACAACCTGCAGGTCAATATTATCCTACATTATCTTTTAGTAATAATGGTGGTGTAGGACAAGGTTCTATCTTTGGTTATAATAGCAGATTATGTTTTTCATCTTCAAGAATTACGCCTGGAAATGTATTAAGTGTAAATTTTGCGTATTTTGATGGAAATTACGCACAATTAGAAGTTTTAGCAAAAGATGCACTATCAACAAGTAATTCATTTGGTATTTTAAATAATGCTTATTCTGCTTATTTATTTAAAGTACAAAATAACGGAGCTATTGGAATTGGAACAACTACGGCGCTTTTAGCTTCGGCAAAAGTTCAAATAGATTCAACGACTCAGGGCTTTTTACCGCCGAGAATGACAAACGCCGAGCGTACTGCAATAGCAAGCCCAGCGGTGGGATTAATGGTTTACTGTACCGATACCGTTGAGGGTTTATATATTTATAAATCAACGGGCTGGACGTTTGTAATATAATTTTTAATATATTTGTAAAAAACAACAAAATTATGGGAATTTTTGTAAAATCAACTGAAGAAAAAAAAGTAAATATTAAAGGAACGCCGATCGAATTAAAATCGGTTTATTTACGAGTGGAATTCGCTTCACGAGCGGACGGGCAAACTATGGAAATAGCAAATTACAGCTATTACGATAAGCAAGGTTTTAAGGATAACGTTGTCGTTCCTACGGATATGCCTGAGGGATCGTTAACGGTTAAAATTGAAGCTGGATCGGAACAAACTTCGGAAGTTGCTTTGGCGTATATGGCGGAGGCTTTGAAGCAACAAGGCTACGACGTTGAAATCGAAAAATTCTAAGTTATGACTTATACTGAATTGATACAAGCGGGTTTAATTGCTTCGACTGGAATAGTTGGATATTTTTTAAGAATGATTCATTCAGATTTACGTGAAGTCGTTGAAGATGTCGGCAAATTAAAAGGAAAAATTGAACTTGTAGAACAAGAAAGTCGATTAAAGTATCAATCAATACAGGAGCAAACACAATTAGAATTGAAAATGCTTGCAAAAAATGTAAGCGATTTATCGAATGCCGTTAAAGAATTGATGTTAAAATTACACAATGATCATTGAATTATTAAAACAAACATTAAAGCCAAAAGGTAGATTTGAATTGAAACGTGTTGCGTCTTTTGTTTCGTTTCATATTTCTGTTATTTACGCTTTTTTACCTGTATTATTTAATGATTTTAAAGTTCAAGAATTTGTTTTTATTGGTTTTTTAGCTTATTCGGCTACGTCTATTGGTTTAAATATATGGAATAAAAAAATTGAAAAATGAAAGTCGATTTAAAACAGCTTATTTCAATGCTAATACTTTGGATAATTTCAATTTATTTGGTATTTTATTTTACAAGTTGTTCGGCAAAATGGCACTTAAACCGCGCATACAAAAAAGGGGCAAAGCTGGAGCAAACAAGCGACACAATTACTATTTCGGCAATTGATTCGTTTAAGGTCGTTTTAAAAGATACTTTTTACTTCGAGAAGTATTTTACCAAAAAAGATACTGTAATTCACTACAAACGAATTTTTGTACCTAAAACGCGATATGAAACGCGTATTGAATATAAATTAAAACGCGATACTTTGCGACTTGAAAAAATTAAAGTTCGCAAGGAATACAAAATAATTCCAAAACCTTTTCCGTACACGTTACTTTTAATCGTTATCGGTTTGCTGTTAATAGTTATTTTATCCTTTAAATTTATGCCTAAATGATTGTAAAAAAATACTCAAAAAATGTTCATTGCATTGAAGTAAAGGACAGCGAATTTAAAATCGCTATGTTAAGCGATATTCATTGGGACAACCCTCATTCAGATTGGGACACTTTAAAACGCCATTTGGACTATTGCAAAAAAAACGACATTAAAATAATGATTAACGGCGATATGTTTTGCTTAATGCAAGGGCGAGGGGATCGTAGAAGCTCAAAGTCTGATATTCGCCCTGAACATAACAACGCGCGTTATTTGGATTCTGTTGTCGAAACTGCTGTTGAATGGTGGTCGCCTTACGCTGATTTACTTACTGTAATTGGTTACGGTAACCACGAAACAGCTATTATAAAATGGCAAGAAACGGACTTATTGCAACGATTTGTTGATCTATTGAACTATAAATGCGGGACGAGTATTTACGTTGGCGGTTACGGCGGTTGGTTGGTTATTAGACAAAAAGTAAACGGCGATTCAAACGTAGCAACAAAAATAAAATATTTTCACGGCTCAGGCGGTGGCGGAGTTGTTACAAAGGGAGCGATTAATTTAACGCGAGCGCTGGAGCTTTACGAAGATTTTGACGTTTTCACAATGGGACACATTCACGAGAATAGCTCACGAAACGACGTTAGGGACTGTTTAAACCACAAATTTAATGTAAAACACAAACAGATTCATTTAATGTTAACGGGGGCGTATAAAGAAGAATACGGCGACGGATCAAAAGGCTGGCACGTTGAAAGGGGCGCACCTATTAAACCAATTGGGGGACGTATTTTGACAATAAAATTTCAAATGATCCAAAAAGATGGCGTCAGGGAATTAGTAAAATTTATCGATTCAACTAAATTTAATTTATGAATTTAAGCAAACACGTAACTTTAAAAGAGTTCATTTTTTCGGCTACTGCAATACGGCACGGAATTTATAATGGAATGACTGCCGAACAAACAAAACGCGCGATTGATCTTTGCGAAAATTGTTTCGAACCAATTAGGGTAAAAGTTGACGGTCCAATTAAAATAAATAACGGTTTTAGATCTGAAAAATTAAACGGAATTATTAGTAAAAGCTCGAAAACTTCGCAACATTGCAAGGGCGAGGCTATGGATTTAAATTTACAGGACCGCAAATTATTTGACTGGATAATTGACAATATTAAATTTGATCAATTGATCTATGAATACGGCGACGACGACGCTCCTGACTGGATTCATATAAGTTTTAGGGCTGAGAAAAATAGAAAACAAGTAATAAGAACAAATAAAACAGGCGGTTATATGCTGTATAAACGAAAATATTAATATATTTGTAACGTTTTGGATTTATGTTTTGTTGAAAAAGGGGTTTATTTAGGTAGATCCCTTTTTTATTTTACGAGTATTTATAAGGGTTTCAGAAAAAAATTAAAAAAAAATTAAAAAAAAAGTAAAAAAAAGATTGCTACTATAAAAGTTTATAGTATATTTGTATCACGAAACAATTAAAACAAAACAAAAATGACAACTCAATTAGCATCAACAAAACAAATTAATTCTTTAAAATTAAAAGCAATTAAAAAAGGTGGTTACGAAAAATTCAAAAATGAAATATTAGAAGCCTGTAAAAATCATTTTGAAAATTTTGGAATTGATTTAACACCAAAACATTTATTAAATTAATAAAAACAGGGGTGCGACTGTAACGCACAATTTTACAAACTTAAAACAAAACAAAAATGGAAAATGTATTTATCCCTTTAAAGCCAAATATCGCAAGAATGCGTAAATTTTGGACGAAAGAAAAACAAACAAAGGCGGAAGATCGCGCTGGAAATTTCAATTTAGAATTATATTTCGATTACTTAAATGTTATTAACGAGGGTTTTTGCGAACCTGTAAAAACTTTGAAAAAATGATTAATCACGAACTTGCACGCAAAGCCGATATTTTAAAAGATTTGGCTTACGATATGAAACGTAGAATTCGAACTAAAAAAGATATTATTTTGGATTTTGAAAAATTCCCTTATTCAAAAACTTTAAAATCATTTAAAAAAGATTTGGTTTTTGCTGAAGCTGGATTGAAAAGAATAGAGGCGTATTATTACAGAACACTCGAGGAACTTTTAAAAGATAGGGATATATAATCGGAATTTATCCGATTTACTAAAATTAATTTTACATAAATTTTAAACAAATGAAACAAACCCCAACACGCCGAACGATCAAAATTGAAATTGATTTCGAGGAATTTAAGGGCGTTAAATTTTTGCTGGAAAACTTGTCGATTGAAGCGATGCGAAAATCAATGTTCGAAACAAGGCATTTAAGCGCTTATTTAACGCTTAGTAGTATAAACAGGTTGCAATTTCAGGAACCGCGCTTAGAAACGATTAATGGGCGTAATTGTATGGTATTTAAAAGCGTAATGTAATGGAAAATGTTTATAAATTTAGAAACGGCACAATTATAGATTTTTATTTTAAAGTAAATGAACAAAAACTTTTAAAAAAACAATTTGATCTACAAATTGATAAAATAAAAAGTTATTTATTTCTTAGATATAAAATGTTAAACGCTGAATGTAAAGTTCAAACGGGTACTATTGAGGACGATTTTTTTAAAAAGAAAATTACTGTTCGAATATCATTTACAAACATAACTTATTTAAACCTATAAAAACTTTTTACTTGTTTTTACTGTCTTTTTACTGGGTTTTTCTTAGTGTTTACAAGGAATAGTTAAAAAGTAAAACTTTTTTACATATTACTTAAATATATTTATTTCTTTACTTTACTTAAAAAAAAAAAATTTGAAAAAAACTTTAAATGTTTTTACTTTTGCCCTGAAACGTAGAGCCTGACTCAGAAAAAGTTAGTAAAAAGTGAGTAAAAAGATAAAATTTTATAGAAAAGTTTTTACTATTTAAAAATTTTTATATATTTGCACTTCAAAACATAAACAAAACATAATGGAAACAATTACTCAATTACTTCGGGATCGCTTCCCAAATTTGGAAATTTCCTATTCAGGAAAAACAGTAACCGTAAACGGTATTATTCAATACAAAGAAATATTCAGGCTATGCCACGAATATAATTCGGTAAAAGAATATAGTTTATTTATGCTCGACGGCTTAACTGTAATAACTTTTTTATGAAACGATTTTGGACGGAAACGGAAAACGGTCGTATATTCTTAGATAATTACGATTTTAAGTTTTTTTTAGAGGATAAAAATTTCTTCAAAAATAAACCAAACGAAAAAAGTAGTTTTAACATAATTTGTAAGGACGGAATTTTTCTTAAAATTTACGACGAGCTGGACGTTAAGGATTACGTTTTAGATTATATTTTAAATAACGACATCGGCAAAAGGGTTTACAATTTAATGACTGGCAAAGCGTCAATTTTTACTCGTCAATTTTTATCAATGATTAAGACGGAAGAAATTAACGTATTGCGCGATACAAAAGATACAGCGTTTTTATTTTATCAAAACGGCGTTGTTGAAATTAATAAAGACAAAGACGAATTAAAACCTTACGAAAGTTATGGATTGCACGTTTGGGAGGATCAAGTTATAAAAAGGGACTATATTCCAGCCGACCACCATACGAGCGAATACAGGACGTTTATTTGGAAAATTTCAGGCGGTTTCGATTTACCACAAAACGCAACGCCTCAGGAATTGGAAACTTATAACACCGCCGTAGATCGTTACAATACGTTTCAAACTGTTATCGGTTACTTATTACACAGTTACAACGTAGGGGGCGATAATAAAGCGATAATATTAAACGACGAATTAATTTCAGACGATCCAAACGGAAGAAGCGGAAAGGGTTTATTTTGGAATGGTTTAAAACACCTTAAAAAAGTTCAATCATTGAACGGAAAATCGTTTAAATTCGACGCTCCTTTTCCTTATCAAAGTGTAAAAACTGACTGCCAAATATTAGTTTGGGACGACGTTAAAAAGAACTTTGATTTTGAACAGCTATTTTCTGTAATTACTGAGGGGATCGAAATAACGTATAAAGGCAAAGATACGATTAAACTACCGATCGAAGAAAGTCCGAAAATATTAATTACAACAAACTACACAATTAAGGGGAAAGGCGGAAGCCACGACGCTCGAAAATTTGAAGTTGAACTTTCAACGTTTTTTAATTCAGATTACACGCCGATAGATTTTTTCGGGCATAAACTTTTTGACAGCTGGGACGATCAGGAATGGGCGCGCTTCGATTGTTATATGATTGAATGTTTAAAAAAGTATTTAACAAATGGGTTGATGTCTTATAAGTCGATTTCGTTACCGTTTAAAAAATTACAGGTTGAAATTAGCAAAGAATTATTTGAATGTATTGAAACAACGCCACGAAACGAATGGATCGACGCGAATACATTTTACGATACTTATATTTCAATGATCCCGAAACGTTGGAACGCTAAAACAAAAAACAGCGTAACGATTGATTTAAAAAAATATTGTAAATTTTACGGGCTGGAATACGAATCTATTTTGAGTAATGGAATTAAAAAATTCAGTATAAATAAAAGCGGTTTTGAAAATTTAACAAATGATCCTTTTTAATTATGGAAAATATAAAAGATTTATTTAAAAAATACGGGTTGGATCAAAACCACGTTTTAGGGCTAGAATATAAAAAGACACAATTTTTCTTAGACGAGTTGATTTTAAGAACTGAAAAAACTTTAATAGATATTCAGGATAAGGAGGGTTTAGATTATTATTCTGAGCGTCAAAAGTCAGTTGAAACAACTTTACAAAGATTGTTATTTGTGAATAGCAAAGTTCGACAAATGGAGCTTTTAATTTACCGGCTGGAGCTGGAAAACGAACTATTATCAAAACGATTAAAATTAAGAAAATGAATACGGTAAAAGCTGAATTTGATGGAACTTATAATAAAAAATGTTTGTATTTTAACAAAATGGTTGGTTCTATTCTTTGCGTTGGTCATCCACATTTAAAAATTCCTAAATGCGAATTTTGCAAAGGGCATACAGAAAATAATAGTTATTATTTACCAATTTTAAACGAAACAACTAGAATAGTTGATACCGTTCAATGTAGTTTTGAGCCAACACAATTAACACTATTTTAAAATGAATATAATTTTACGAGAATATCAACAAAACATAATCGGCGCGCTTCGACAGTCTGTTCGTAATGGGAACAAAAGGATTGTCTTATGCGCGCCTACGTAATTGGGGGCGGAAAAACGATAATGTTTTCTTTTATGGTATCGGAACACGTCAAAAAAGGCGGAAAGGTTTTGATACTTACGCACCGAAGCGAATTGTTTAAACAGTCAACAAAAACGTTTTTAAATTTTGGGCTGGAGGTTGAAAAAATAGATGCTGGATCAATCCCCGATTTAAGTAAAAATTTACACGTTGCAATGATCGAAACAATTGCGAGGCGTTCGGTTGATTACGAAAGTTTTATATCTGAACGTACAATGATCGTAATTGACGAGGCGCATTTAACGACTTTTAACAAAATATTCGACTATATAAACCCTAAAACGTTTGTAATTGGTGCAACTGCAACGCCATTAAGAACAGGAAAACAGCCCTGTTTAAGTGAATTTTATACCGATTTAATTCAGGAAGTCGATACGCCTGATTTAATAAAACAGGGTTTTTTATGCAATGCGTTGACGTATGGCGTACCTATGGAAGTAAAAGGGTTGAAAAAAGTCGGGGACGATTACGACACTAAGAAATATTTTGAAGAAAATAAAACTTATAAGGGCGTCGTTGAAAATTATTTGCGTTTAGTTGCTGGCAAAAAAACTATTATTTTTGCTTCAAACGTTGAAAGTTCTAAACAAGTAAGGGACGAATTTATAGCTTCAGGAATAGAGGCGAGGCATATCGACGGCGCAACACCTGAGAAAGAACGTACCGAAGCGCTGGAGTGGTTTAAAAACACCCCAACGGCTATTATTTGTAACTGCGGAATTTTAAATGCTGGCTATGACGAACCAACGATTGAGGCTGTAATTTTATACAGGGCTACGACTTCGCTACCTTTATTTTTACAAATGGTCGGGCGTGGATCACGAACGGCAAAAGATAAACAAAGTTTTTATTTATTGGACTTCGGAAATAACGTTCAAAGGTTTGATTTTTGGGAAACGCGAAGATTTTGGGACTTAAAAAAAGCTGAAAAAAGAAACACGATCGGCGCTTCGCCTGTTACTGACTGCAAAAATTGCGGGGCTATTATTTCAAATAAGGCAAAAGGTTGCGACTATTGCGGTTATGCTTTGCCCGAAAAGGAGGTTTTCGACGCTGACGAAATAGCTGAATTAAAACTATTAACAACCGCGCAATTAATGAACGATTCGGATATTTACGAAAAGGTTAAGCTCGTTAAATCGGGGCTACTAAAAGCGTTTTATGTATTGCACCAGCTGAAAACAAAAGACGAAGCCGTTTTATTTTGTAAATTAATGGGCTATAAAGACGGATTTTTATATCAGAACGCGCATAGATTTAAAATTTTCCAATAAAAAGAAACTAAAAAAGGTATAAAAAAATGAAAAAAAGCGAAGATAAGATCCAACAGGAGGCGTTTATTTGGTTTACAAATAACTACTGTTTAAAACACCACGAACCGCGTTTGTTGATGTTCAGCGTTCCAAATGATTCGGCAAGTGTTACGGAGCAAATGAGAAAAAAAGCGACTGGCTTAATTGCTGGAGTTTCTGACACTATTATAGTTTTCCCGAATAAGGTTGTATTTTGTGAATTTAAAACGCCTACGGGTAAGCAAAGCGATTCACAAATAGACTTTGAGGCGCGCGTGAATAAGTTAGGTTTTGAATATTGGATCGTTAGGGACTTAGAAACATTTAAAAAAATTGTAAAAAATGTATGCGATTTATATTGTTGATCTTAAAATTTCATTAAAAAAACCAGCCAAAAACACAAAGTTAATAGTAAAAATATTGGAAAAATACCCTGTTATTTTAGACGAAAACAAAAATTTACCACAAAAAGAAAAAAATAAATTAGCCCTGAAACACTTGAAAACATTAGAATTATGCGATTTTGAAATAAAAAATTTAAAATTTTCTTCAAATATTTGTTATATATATAAAAGTTTATAGTATATTTGTATCACATAAAACATAAAACAAAATGAAAAAAGAAGAAACACAAACACCAATTGAAATTGATAATTTGCATAGTGCAATTATCAAAGTAATGCAAGACGTCAAAAATATCGACAAGTCAATGACTATCGGCGAGGGGCGTAATTCTTATAAAGGCGTAGCCGACAAAGACGTTAAATTTATTATCGGTCAATCAATGGCAAAAAACGGTTTAACCTGTTTACCTATAAACATACAACCGTCTATGAAAATTGAGCGTTGGGAGGCTTTGGATTACTCAGGAAAACCAACTATGAAACAGTCAGTTTTTACGGAAGTACTTTGTACGTACAAAATAACGCATTCATTAAGCAACGAATCAATTGAAATACAGGGTTACGGACACGGCGTTGATGCTCAGGATAAATCAGCTGGCAAAGCGTTGACGTATGCGCTTAAAAACGCTTTATTATATATGTTCTTAGTACCTACAGGATCAATCGAGGATACGGACAATACGCATTCGGATAAAATAGAAACACCAGCACCAACAAAGCCCGAAATAACGCCTGAGCGATTCGTTAAGGCTGTGGAAGCGATTACAGCTGGAACGTACAAAAAAGAAACATTAGAACAAAATTTTAACTTAACAAAAGATCAAAAAGATGCAATTTCAAAACTATAAATTTCGCCCGTCAAGTATCGGTAAAATAATGACTGGATTCGATACGCCAAATTTAACGGAAGTAATGGAACGCGATTTAAGCGAATTACTTGCAAAAGTTACCTTAACGGAAGCGCAAGCAAAAAAACGCGACGAATTAACAAAGCGTCGCGATGCTGAAAAACAGCTTTCGGCTGGAGCTATCACATACGTTCACGACTTAGTAGATCAAATTTATTACGATTATAAGGATTTTATTACTTCTAAATATTTCGACAAGGGTATTATTTGATCTACTAAGTCGTGAACG